AATATTAAAAATCCAATTGTTTGCTCTAATATCTTCAACACTTTTTCCGAGACTTTTTGTTTCAATTTTGCTTCCTTCAACATGATATTTTGTTGGGTTGTTTATTTGCAAATCCGAAAGAACACCGGTTACTCTAACTTTTACTATAGAGTTAGTTCCTATTCCAGCATAACCGTATGCATATGAATTGATCCTTACATTTTGTCCAGATTTTAATTCTTGGTCAATTCCGGAACAACCATAAAATTGTGTATATGATTTTGAAGTATAGTTGATAGTAACTGAAGTTCCGTTGTTAAGTTCAGCAATTAATTCTCCAGACTCGGGAAATCCTGCAGTAGAATCTACATCAAGAACTTCTCCTCCAATTAAAACATTAGTAATTATCTTTGTCTGTGGGTGAATAGAAAAGTCACCTGATATCGATCCTTCAACAGAAATATCTTTATTACTTCCATAATCCAAACTTAGAATAAAATATTCTTTATTATCTCTAATAATTTTTTCTATACCATTAATAGACGCAAAAGATTTTTTAAATACGGAAGTTTCGTCTTGAAATAAACTTTTGTTGATTAGATCTGAAGGATTTCCCTCTAATGCCTCAACAACAAGATCTTTTGTAACCTTATATTGGGAATTGGAAGGAATGAATAGATAATCCCTAGGTTTGATTACTTGAACATCTTCTCCATATAAAGCTCTGAAAAGAATTTCAAAGGATCCATCAGTTCCTTTTGATGAATAAAAATCCTTAGATTGTTTAATAAAAAGATTTTGATTAATTCCTGAATATAAATCTCTATTTCCAAATCCAGGAGAAAATTGGTTTTTTATTTTTTTAAAAAACTCCTTCAAAAACAAAATGCTAAGGTTTGTTACGGTATCGCCAATTATATGGTTTTCGATATTTGAGGTAGAAAATACCAAATGATCTGTTTTTAATGGGTCTTGATATGAAGTGACCCCACTAAATCCTCTTACGCAATCATTAAATGTGGTATTTGTCTTGGATTTATAAGTTATAATTTCCGAACCTATTTTCAATAAACCATAAGATTCTGGAAATCCTTGTGTCGATATAACATTTATTGTTTTATCGAGTTGATTTAAACCAGAAGTAATTGTGGTAGAATCTACAAGATTTGTAAGTTGTTCTAACTTTATGTACTTATCAATATTCTGAAGAATGTCAAGCACTCCCCCTTTAGTTTCCAGAGATTCATAGTATTGTGATAAAAATTCATTTACCAGAGGAAACTCTTCCCTTACAAAAAGAGGAAGTTGATTTTCGACAATTGAACTGATTTTGATTCTTGTATCTACCATTTTTTTACTTTCTTATACGAGTGCCATTATTGTAACTTGATGTAACATCATACGTAGATGCCGAAATATCGCCACCAGAAGAAACATCATCAATCTTCATTTGAAATGTGCTCTTATTAATATCTAGTTGCAAATAAAGATCCTGTTTTCCTAAAACGTCGTTTGAAACAGGAACTGCAGAAATTTCTATTACAGAGTTTCCATTCGAAGATTTTTCTGTAGATAATATCTTGGTTGCATTCAATAAAATTTCGCCTTTATCATAATAAATTGTTCCAATAGATCTCAATCTAATTGTCGGATTTGGGAGGTTTGGGTCTGAAAATAAAAATATAGATCCTGTTTTTAAATCAGCATTCGGTAAATCTCCAAGATATACTGTTTGCTGTATTCCCTCAACAGTAAATCCAGAGGACTTAATATTGTATCCAGTTTTATCTTTAATGTGAAATGCATTTCCAAAACAAATTTCATAATCGGCAACTTGTCCTAAAGCAGGTCTCAAATCTCTTCTAATTTGAACTTTTGTAATGTTTGAAGAAACTGCTTCATGACTATCATCAATAATCTTTTGGAATTTACTATATTTAAATCTTGCGCCATACCTATTCAATTCCGATGAATTAGAATAGTTGGTAATATTGTTCAATATCGATGTTTTTACTGTATCAGAACTTTCTGCGAGGTTTGAATCATAGTATGCAGTTACATCAACTTCAACATAAACATATTTCAGATCAAGAATTTCTGGAACTATTCCAGCAACAGCATACTTTCTAAGTTCTTTCTTTAAATTGTCTTTAATTGAGTTTGGAACAAAGGGTCCATAAAATGGTTTTATAGTAATAAAAACTTTTCCATACTGGGGAGGATCTAAATCTTCTCCACCAAAAACAGAAACCGATTGAGTTTCTGGATATATTTTAGGAATCAAAGTCTCATAGTCTGATGCAGTCACTGCACGATTCTGTGCCGCATAAAACCTTGGCGCATATTTTTTAATGGATTCTATAGACTCAATCTCTTTTCCTCCCTGAGAAGAGATGTTTGTGGTTACCTGCGATATACCGGAAGTGATTGTACGATTGTTGTTATCTAATATTCTCCCATTAAAAATAAAAGATGATACACCGTTTCCATTTTCTCCATTTGTAATTATATACGAGACTTCAATATAGTTTAATGGTTGGAGTTTTTCTCCAAATACTCCATCCCCAAAAATTAACTCACACCTTTGGTCTTCAACTTCTTGAAGGAAAAATACTCTGGATGATGAGGTGACTGCCAATAAACTATTAGAAAATGCAAATTTTCTTGATGTAGTGCTTGATTGAGTATCTTTTACAGATACTGAGATTAAAGAAGTATCAATACTTGCATTATCCAGAATATATCTTTGGGGAGGAGATGGGTTTTCCGATTCAACTATAAAATTAGTTGTAAGAAATGTCCCTTCATAAATCTGGATATCTTCAAATAGTGCTATTCCATTCACAACAGGAACAGTTACATCTGATGGGAGGACAAATGAATAGCTTTCGGATCCAAAAGTATTGGATGATGTACAAACAACTCCTTTCTTAAGAGTTAATGTAATGGGTTCTGGAGTAAAATTTGTAGTGTCTACAAAGAATGATATTGATGCTTTTGCTGCAGTTCTTGATCTTGGTAAATATCCAATATTTCTTGCTAATGAAACGACATTTTCCCTTAGTGTCGCACCATCAATAAAAATCTCATTGCTAATCATGTTAGCATTATATGAGGATATGTAAGTATTATATGCTAAAACGTCAATTAATGTTGATAGGTTGGATCCCTCAAAATCATAATCAGTAAAATTCGAATTCGACCTGAGATAATCTCTGATCGAAGTTCTTATTTGGTCAAAGTCTAGATTGGTAAAGTTAACTAATGCCATTAGCGTGTTGGCTGAAGTGTGAATGATAATTGTTGAGGAAGAGCATCAATACCGATGATATAGTATTCTACCGTAACATTAAAAGAATTATTATCAAAATCTGGGTCAACAACTACATCAATTAAGTCAACTCTTGGTTCAAAGTTTTGAATAGTTCTCTGAATTTCATCCCTGACAATTGATGCCGAGATGTCATCCATATTCTCAAAGAGAGAACGACTCACCTTTGACCCCAGACCTTGATTAAAGAATTTTTCTCCAGGGTATGTAAGGACTAAGTTTCGAATGGATCTGGAAATAGATGTCTCATTCTTAAGTGCAATCAGATCATAATTGATCGGATTTACCTGAAAGGACATACTTAGATCTTTAAAGTCTCTACTTACCCTTTCTACAGGCATAAAATTAAATAAATCTAACTTATTTATCAGAGATTTTTTGATTCGTAAAGAGGTTCAGTACCATATTCCCAGTCATCATAATCCTCATCATTGCGAATTTTTGCATGAATTTCGTTTTGATGGTGAAAATCATGCTTTTTGGGGTTTAGATCATCGTTTGCGATTTCTCTAAGTAGTTTTTGGACCATTTTGCACTCCTGATTATTGAAAATCAGAACTTTTTACGGGGTTGCTATCCCGATATTTGTAATTTCGTACATAAAATCGTCAGATGTCTCAATTTTGCGACGATTTTCGACTGAATATTCGGTTAAATCAATCTCATAACCTGGATTTTTGGTAATTCTATTCTTTGTCCATGCATCGTCATACCATAAAATCTTATTATTTGGATATGCATAGAAATTGCCATTGTCCATCTTGAAGAAATGAGCACATTTATGCTCTGGAGTCTCACTAAAGTTAGTATTCAGTGTAGATTTTGACTCCCATGACCAATCAAGAGTGAACATATAAGTTCCTTCATTCTTTTCTCCACGATAATTGATCAATTCTGCACGCAAGTTAGCAAGCCTTGAACGTACTTGAATATCGATATAAGGAGAAAAGCAATCCCACCACATACACTCTTCTAATTCGGGTACTGGTGCATCGGGTTTCCAACAGAATGCATGAATAGGTCTTCTTGTCCAGTTCACCCCATTCTCTAAAAACGCCTCAAAGAGGGGTACGTGCTTCTCTAAGGACGCTACAGAGTGTACATCGCATAAAGTTACCTCCCCATGACCTTTTTTATGATTATAAAGAAATTCATTACGAATGTAACAAGTGATTGTAGGGAGATTGTGATTTAAATATGACATAAATTCCTAATAAAAAAAGCAGGAATTTCTTCCTGCTCTATCTATATTAATTATCGCCCTTGACCACGATATTTTTTCTTACGTCCATTACGAGATGTTGCGCTTAATAGAGTACGCGCTGATCGCCCTTGACGGGTCTTCTTTGGTGCTCCAGGTTCAAAGTTTAGTTTATTAGATCCACCTTTAGCCATTAAGTTTCCTCCAATTCAATTAAGTTTAAATCAAATTCCTCATCCGAGTAAAAACGCTCAGAGAGTTCATGGAGGACCTCAGTACATTCTTCTGCACTCAGGTCCTTATAAATCTTACGTCCTTTATAAAGTACGTTGTAAGTCTTCATCAGATAATGCGAGTTTTCTCGTGTCCAACGCGAATACGAGGATCGCACCAGATTTCAAAACCTGCATCCTTTGCATCAAGGCAGAAGGAAACGTCTTCACCACACATGTCTTGAACCTTACCAGATTCAAAAACTTGCATCTTGGGAGCAAACCAAGGATATTCGAGATTTTCGAACACGCCGTTCTTAATCAGTACCCAACCGAATCCAGTGTAATCAACGGTAAAGGGCTTACGACGCTTTGCCATGGTTTCCAGTGTCTCATGATTCATGACTCCACCGTTCTTGCGGAAATCATCTTCCTCCAACCAATGTGCGACAGAACTTGTGCTTCCATCTTCAGTACAGTACCAACCTGCAACAACTTCTTTCTCATCTCCCTCTTCGGAAAGTGCTAGATCACAGAGTTGCCAGAATTTGTTTGAATCAAAGACAATATCCGAGTCAATCCAAAGTTGATAGTCATAATTGAGTTTTCCATCCCAAGGAATTTGCTTGGGACCACGGAGAACATTTGCACCAAGACACTTGCATCGTGCAAAGTTTACCATCGACGAATAATCTTGAGAGATCTGGATTGCCATTCCATTCTGTACAAGATCAAAACAAAGTTGTACAAATGCCTTCAGGAAAATAAACGAGCATCCCCTTCCAGGTAGACAGAATACAATGCTCTTACCTTTCATTCTTTCTTTAATAGCATCGTAATCCCAGTCTTCTGTGGATTGTTTTTTCGGTGCTACAGTTTTTACAGTAAATCCTTTTGCCATAAGTCGAAATAGATTTCAGTTCAAATTTTAACAGACTATATATGTGTTGTCAATATGAAGATTCTTGGATGACCTTTTTAGCTACTGTGAGTTCCTCATAGCTTAGGTCTTCTACACTATACTCAGTCTGCACAAGATCTACCATATTTTTCAGTGTGTTCCATGTTACATCAAATTCATCCTCCTTTAGAGAATGAAACAAACACCTTTCCTTTGCATATATGTGATATATTTTTTCTGTATGCGTCATAAAAATATCCGGAAATTTTTTCTTTCAGTTTTATTTTGTTACAGCATTATATATCACAATTATACAAAAACCCAGTGCAATAAAAAAAGGGCGCGGATAACGAATCATCCACCCTGCAAGAACAACTTTCCAAAAATTCCAGTAGGGCGTCCTACGATAATATCTGCGTCTTTTTACAGACCTCATTATACCTCCGGAAATTTTTTATGGGATTGATAGTTCTCTCGCGTTTTGTCACCTCTGTAGGTTAGGGACTTAGGGGTTTTTATAAACGCAACGCCGCGCGGCGCCATAACAAAACGGCGGCAATTAACTGCCGTATCACTATCATCACCAAGCATAACATAAGCGCCCTCCAGTGTCAACCAGAGGGCACACAGTTAGTATCAGAACTCGATGCTATCTGCAGTCGGTTCACTGTTATAACCCTCTGCAACATTATCAGCAGTGAGTGTATCCAGAATGGACAGGATCTCGCTGCCAGTGTTACCTTGTGCCAGCATCGAAAGCATTACGGTCTTGGACATGTTGTGTTCTTGTGTGTTAGTTAAGAGTGAACAGTAAGTGTTGATCAGTTGGCAAAGACTTCAGCGCAACTATCAATACCCTCCTGCTCAATGTCGGAGACGATAACATCGAGGATCGACAAGATTTCGTCGCCAGTGTTACCTTGTGCCAGCATGGAGAGGATAACTTGCTTGGACATAATAACGAAGAAGTGTGTTAGTTAAGAGTGAACAGTAAGTGTCTTTATAGGGCGCATCTTATTCCCCTTGAGTGTTAGTCTAGATCAGAAATCAAACACGTCTGAGTTAAGTTGAATCGTGTTCACTTTAGGGTCGGCAAACTTAACGCCGTCCTTAGTTTCCTTCACTCCATAATCATTGTAGAGGCAATCTACGAGGGTTTCATAATCACCACACTCTGCAGCAAGGTTATACAAACCCTGATCATTGTTGATCCACAGAGCAACATTCCACGTCTCGTAATTCTCCCAACCGTTATAGGTGGTATCGAGAACGTTGGACTGATAAGTGACGGTCATTGTGTGTTCAGTGAGTGTTAGTTAAGAGGTGATAATCAGGCAGCGGGCATAACACCAGCGAGCATCAGATTGAGGTTGGTTGCGTTATGCCGATCTTCGATTTCTTTGG